CATGCATCTTTGTCCAAAATGTTTTGGACAAAAGATAGTATCGATACTTCAGCCATTCCCGGTTAGAGAATATGAATTTTTTCATAAAAGCAGGTGCCTGTACTGTGAAAATCAGTTTCTTATGAATAAAAATCCGGATTACGTATCGCCTCCATCTCTTGAAGAGTTGGCCAGAAAACTGAACGGCAATCTGTAGATTTTTACTGTTATGGATATCCAGATTGTTAAAGAGCATGCCGGATGCTTGCTTGTGTCCGGCGCGTGTGCACCACTCCCCCCGTGGAGGATTCCTTAATTACCAGATTTCATTAGTCAGAGTTTCTTGCTAACCAGCGACGCGCGCCAGATTCGGTTTTAAACGTTTTGCTTTTGGTATACGTCATCGCGGTGAACGTGCCGTCCTGGTTGGGAAACACGCCGCATACCAGAGATTCGTTGTTGCCAAGATCGATAGTATCCATGTTGACCTCATTTCCCCTTAACGCCGGGGTAGCGGAACTGTTTGCTGAGAACACCGTGCGGTGTCTTGATGGAGGTAATTTAGTTTTCTCATTGTTTTTCGTCAGGGTTTTTTGATGAGAAAACTCAAGTATTGACGCAAGATAAAGCCAATACATTGAAATGTAAGGCTTTAAAATTTTGTGAAGGGATGATTATTGATGCTTGTTGCGTTTGCGAGCCTCTAATAGCTCGGTGAACAGGCGATTAAAATTCTCAACGCGGGCGCGGAGTTCGCTGAGTTGTGCTTGTTGCTCTGATTTAGGAAGTGCGCGATACAAACGCAACATCTCTAACTCATCTTCCGATAAGTCTAAGGCACTATCGAGTGAAACAGGGGGAGCTGGTGTTTTGTCCTCGTCGCCAAACAGTATCCAGGTTGGTGAACATTGCAATACCTCGGCGAGGCGATGCAAATTTTGCCCGCGCGGGGCTGTATGGTCACTTTCCCATAATGAAATTGATGAGCCAGATACGCCAGCAGCTTTGCTTAAACCGTTTTGACTTAAGCCTACCTGCTTACGTCTTTCTCTAATGCGTTGACCTAAAGTTTTCTCGTTCATATTTAGATATCTTAATAACCCTTGACTTGAGATTCCTTGAGTGATTAGCATTGAGAAAACTCAATATTGGAGGTGCGATGTTTAAATCAGACGTAATTAATTTTTACGGTACGAAAGCTAAAGTAGCGAAAGCTGCTGGCGTTGACCCATCTGCTGTTTCTCAATGGCAAGAGCTGGTTCCTGAAGGTCGCGCGATGCGTCTACAGGAGGCATCTGGCGGCGAGCTTCAGTATGATCCCAAGGTTTATGACGAATATCGTAAGACGAAGCGGGCGGGGCGGTTGAACAATGAAAATCACTCCTGAACAGGCTCGTGAGGCTCTGGATGCCTGGATATGTCGACCAGGAATGACACAGGAGCAGGCGACGATATTAATCACTGAAGCATTCTGGGCTTTGAAAGAGCGCCCGAACATCGAGGTTCAGCGTGTCACAGATGAAGGTGGCGCGGTTGATCAGCGAGCGCTTGGCGTTAATCGAGTGAAGATATTCGAACGCTGGAAGGCTATCGACACTAGGGATAAGCGTGAAAAGTTCACGGCGCTAGTGCCTGCAATTATGGAGGCTATCCGGATTAATGATTTCAGGTTGTATCGTGAAATTAGTGACGGAAAAAGCATCACGTACATGATCGCCGGGTTAAACAAAGAATATGGCGATGTGGTGGAGTCCGGACTGCTTTTTGCTGATCCTGCCGTAGTGGATCGTGAAACTGACGAACTTATAGAAAAAGCAATTGCTTTCAAACTTGCGTATCGACAGCAATACCAACAAAAAGCTGGATGGAATTATGAGCCTTCTTTTTGCTGAACGCCCACTGGTTATAAACACACAGCTTGCGATGAAGATTGGCTTAAATGAAGCCATTGTGTTGCAGCAGTTGCATTACTGGTTGAGAGATACCAATTCCGGCATGGAATGTGATGGTGTTCGCTGGATTTACAACACAACGGAACAATGGCTGGAACAGTTCCCATTCTGGTCAGAGTCAACGTTAAAGCGCGCGTTTGCAAGTCTGAAAACGCTGGGGCTTTTGCGTTGTGAAAAGCTCAATAAATCAAAGCGCGATATGACCAATTTCTACACGATCAACTATGGGAGCGAGCTTTTAGATGGTGGCAAATTGAGCGAATCCATCGGTTCAAAATGCGCCGCTCCATCAGGTCAAAATGACACGATGGAAGAGGTCAAAATGAAACGCTCCATTGGTTCAAAACGACCCAATGTCATCGGGTCAAAATGGCCTGATGATCTTACAGAGAATACAACAGAGATTACTACAGAGAATAAAAACACTTTTCGTCCGGAAGCTTCGCAACCGGACCCGCAGACGACTGAACAGGATTTTTTAACCCGGAACTCCGACGCGGTTGTGTTTAGTGCGAAAAAACGCCAGTGGGGTAGCAGGGAGGATTTGGCGTGTGCGCAGTGGATCTGGGGGCGGATCGTGGGTCTCTACGAACAGGCAGCCAGTGATGATGGCGAGATCATGCGACCAAAAGAGCCTAACTGGACTGCCTGGGCCAATGACGTGCGCACAATGCGGATGCTGGATGGCAGAAGCCACAGACAAATTTGCGAAATGTTTGGTCGGGTACAGCGAGATCCATTCTGGGTAAAAAACATCATGAGCCCGTCAAAGCTTCGTGAAAAATGGGATGAACTGGTCATCCGTCTGGGACGTTCGTCTATACAGCGTTGTGTGAATCATATTTCTGAACCGGATACAGAAATTCCGCCTGGTTTCAGAGGATAAGTGTTGATTTCAGGTCATGAGGTAATTTTAAGGGGGACTTGTGGCAAAAGTTTTTACACAAGAAGAGCGGGAAAAAATTAAATGGCAGGTGGTGGAACTCGTGCGCCAGAGCGGTCGTGAGACGCTACGGCAACTGGAAGCTAAAACAGGTGCGACAAGATATCTGATGAGCATTCTTGCCAGAGAGCTGGTTGCCAGTGGTGATGTATATCACTCTGGCTATGGGTTGTTCCCGTCAGAACAGGCTCGTAAGGACTGGCAAAACGCCCGCAAAAAACTCTCGAGGGCAAAGGTGAAGAAACCTGTTGTGGTTGATCCGGGCCTTATCTGGACATTACCCGACGGAGAAATACGCCGCTACGACAGGCGTATGAACATAATCTGTCGCGAGTGCCGGAAGAGCGAAGTTATGCAGCGTGTATTGGCGTTCTATCAGGGATATGCCTAGAATTGTCACAGGTAATGAAATTAAAGAGTATTGGTTCGGATATGAATTGACATTTTCGCGGCACAGAGCTAAAAATAGCCTACTTGTTGGTTTTGTGTGAAAAGCAGACATTTTGAGGCTCAGGATTTGTTATCAAATAAGACCAATACTTATCTATATTAATACACATTAAATACTGTGCAATACATTATTGCATTTTATTAGATAAGTGATATTTAGGGAAAAGAAAAGTCATAGAAAACAGGCCGCTATTTGTTGTTGGATTTTATAGGCTATATCTAGATTATCTTGCCACTGCGGTCTCTGTTTACCTAACAGCTTGGGCTTCTTTGCATGCAAGTTTGTAATAACGAGTGTAATCAAACGGAATGTCTATTAATCCTAAACTTAAGCGTATCGCGCTACGCTATCCAGCGTTATTCCAATATGAGTCCCCCTATATGGCAAGAAAATTAATAATATTCGGCAACGGTCTCGGTATGGCTTTAGATCCTGCTCACTTCTCCTTAGACAGAGCGTTGGAAGAAATTTGGCATCGCCCCAATTTTTTAAAAGATATCCACAAGCAACTTATCGAGCGTTGTCTTCAGCGGCAAGGTCCACCAGAAGGAGAACATGAGTTGGATACCCTTCACCAGGCTGTCACATATTGTAAAGCTCTTGCTCAAATTGGAGAGGGGAACGTGCATTGGCTTACTGAAGATGGACTAAACTTCCCCAAAATTACCGCCACTTATATTCACAAAGTTGCAACCAGGTTGCATAATTACGATAAAGGTTTGCCACAAAGATTCGAAAATGCGCTTGTGGAGTTTGTAAAGAACACACACTCACATATCGCGACATTAAACTATGACAAATTATTATACAATTCATTCATAGATAATGATATATTCAACGGGTATGATGGGGTTTTAGTTGATGGGATGCTAAGCCACGGATTTTCCTCTGCAGCGCTCGAACGGAAATACAATCGTAGGTTTGGTTATTATTTGCACTTGCATGGTTCACCACTATTTATTAATCAGCATGAAAATGTTTTAAAACTTTCACGCTCACAACTTACTCTTGACATAGATGAACCTAGTGAGCATATAGTGTTAACTCATATAAAAAGAAAACCGTCAGTTATAGCAGCATCTAATGTTCTTTCTACGTACTGGGATTATTTGCAGTTTGCATTATTTGAATCAGAAGAAATAATATTGTTTGGTTACTCTGGTCTCGATATTCACCTTAACCTGCTTATTCGACCTTACCTAACCTCTAAGCCTTTAAGAGTAATTGAGTGGAGCGGTGCTGGTGAACAAAACGCTCGTGAGATATATTGGAAAAACCAGTTGAGACGGGAAGTTACTGTAATTAGGTTGGATAACATCACTGATTTTATTGATTGGTAGCGCAATGCGAAGTTAAAGAGGCAGCCTCATATTTATCAGAGCTGGTGTACGTCCAATACAGGAGGTTATCGTGCTGGTTCTCAAATGCGCGCTGGCTATTGCGGCTGTAGTGGCAATTTATTGTCTTGCTATTGTTCTTATGGATCGCCTTTCTGATTGATTTTATATTGGCGAGGTGACGGGAGTTAAGTAGAATTGCTGCGGGTGCTTGAGGCTATCTGCCTCAGGCATGAACACCAAAAGGCAGATAGAGAAAAGCCCCAGTTAACATTACGCGTCCTGCAAGACGCTTAACATTAATCTGAGGCCATATCTATGCGACACATAGAGATTAGCCTCTTACGGACCAAAAGGTCAAGGAGAAGCAGGCTATGAAGCAGCAAAAGGCGATGTTAATCGCCCTGATCGTCATCTGTTTAACCGTCATAGTGACGGCACTGGTAACGAGGAAAGACCTCTGCGAGGTACGAATCCGAACCGGCCAGACGGAGGTCGCTGTCTTCACAGCTTACGAACCTGAGGAGTAAGAGACCCGGCGGGGGAGTAATCTCCCGCCACCTCTGATGTGCCAGGCATCCTCAACGCACCCGCACTTAACCCGCTTCGGCGGGTTTTTGCATTAGTCTGGTTGACAAAAATAGAAAAATGCGAAAATATGTGGTTTACGAATTCTAAAAAAAGCGAAACTTGAAATGAATGAAAATCAGTTAGCTCCTTGTTGGGAATTTCAACCTTATCTTGCTGAAAACTATGTTCGCCACTTGTTGGCGGAGATCGCTAACGTACTTGAGCAGCTGTACTATCATAAGCACGCATTAGACAGCAACTGGTCTGAAGGTGTAAGGGCTTATGATTGGGTCAGAAATCATCTTATTCAAAATGAAGATGCAATTCCTGGCCTTGAGATGATTTCCAAGGGGTTGGACTATGTAGTTGCTTTAAATAAAGTTCCGCTACAATTTACCAAAGATTGCATTAATAACCCCAAAAAGAAACATCGTCTGCGTCGAAATAAAGTAGAGTATGAGCAGCTCTCATTGTTTGGTGATGTTGAGGCTGAGCAAGATATTACATGGCGAGTCATAGCTGAGCCTTTTTTATCCGAAGAGGGCGATGGTGAATTAGAGTCCACACTGCCTCGTTGGGAGGTAGCTCTTGTTGGATTTAATACTTATGGTGCTCAGATTAGTATAGTTTCTCATCAATCTACAGCATCGATGCCGCTTATGCCTCTTGATTATAACACACTCCCTGACGAAGCGGAGATTAATAAGGTGCCTCTTCGTCGGCGTACGAAGGATAAAGATTTGGATGTGAGCAGTGATGGAACATCAGGTGAATAACTTCACTGAGTATCGGGGTGATAAGCTCAAACTAGCGAGAATGGCTGTTGGGCTTTCTTGTGAAGAGTTAGCCGAAAAAATTGGCAAGACAAAGCAATTTGTTAGCAAACTGGAGAAGGGGTGCAGGCCATCGGAGCAATGTCTTGAGTTAATATCTTCAGCGCTTATGATTAAGTCCAGTTTTCTTTTTACTGAACGAAAATACGCTCTGGAAAGTGATGTCTGCCATTTTCGGAGTAAGAAGTCCAGGACTCAAACGCTGACTAATAGTGTATTGGCCAGGGCTGAGATTCTTAATATTATAATTTCTGCTGTTGAAGGTGAAATCGAATTTCCTGACGTTAACATACCGGAGCACCCAGGGGCTGAATTACTTACTCCGAATGATATTGAGCGAGTGGCAGAAGATTGTCGCCGTGCCTGGAATTTAGGTCTTGGCCCTATATCATCAATGGTTAAATTGGCGGAGAGTTTAGGGGTAATCGTTGCGCATGTTACGGGAGTCGATGATCGTGTTGATGCTTTTACTGTTCACAATAACAGGCCTGTTATCATCAGGAACAATGTTAAAAAAAGCATATGTAGATTTCGCTCTGATTTAGGTCATGAATTAGGGCATTTAGTAATGCATGAGGGCATAACGACAGGTGATAAACTTACGGAATCACAAGCCGATCACTTTTCGAGCGCCTTATTAGTTCCCAGGTTATCTTTCATTAAAGAATTTCCACGAATACGAGGTAAGCAATTCGACTGGAATGCTCTGGTTGAATTTAAACTTAGATGGAAAATCAGCCTTAAAATGTGTATTTATCGAGCCAGCGCATTAGGCTTATTGACCCAGGAACAGGCAAGAACTGGCTATATGCATCTTAATTCCAGAGGGTATACGAGAGTTGAACCTGGTGATGAACTTTTGCGCCCTGAAGAACCCGGCATGCTGGCCGAGGCGATTGAAATGCTGGATGATGCAACCTGGCTAAGAATTCTTATGAAAACTGGCTTGAGCCAAGATTTAATTCGTGAGTTGTTCTCCATCAACAGACCTATTACAAATCCAAGAAATATTTTCCAGATTGTTTGAGTATACCCGCTTCGGCGGGTTTTTTGTTTTTATTTTCAACGTGTTTGAAGTTTTGGACGGTGCCAGAATAGAATCAAAAATACTTAAGTAGCGCGCAGGGAGAAGAGGGATGGACCCCGAACAGGGGGAGTGCTATTTATCTGGAAGGATTCTGTTGATGAAAATCGAAGAATTACGTGAAATTTTTAGTGAAGATGGCCTCTATACTGTGCGCGTTGAGAATGGCGCTATTGTCAGCCACTGCCGTATTAAATGTTTACAGTCTCTACATAGGAAGAGTGGAGCTGCGTTAATTTACTTTGTGGATGGGCTTGTGACGGATGGTTTTATTTTGCGTGCAAATGAATTTGTCACATCGTTGCCGTCTCTGAAAGAAGCTGGGATTAAGGCTGGTTTTTCTGCTTTTGAAGATTAGTGAATTCATCTACAATTCAGCGCAGGGCTGAACCCCTGTTGAGTAACACTGTGCCACCGGAGAAAGCCGATGGCGCAAAATTCCAGACTACACAATTCTGATAATTCAGCCGTCTTTGCCAGCAGGCACGGGCGGCGTTCTCATGCATTCAAATCTGACTGGTTCCGGCACGCCCCATGCACTGAAGAACAGGCCGAATGGCTGATTCAGAACTACCGCAGACGTGGGTATGAGTTTAGGAAAGCCCTCAGCCTCGATTATCGTCACTGGATAATCTACGTCAGGCTGCCGTACTCCGAGCGCCCACCGCGTCCGTCCCGCACATTCCAGCAACGCATCTGGAGGTAACGTGCGGGTATTACTTCGACCTGTTCCGGTACCGGAACTCGGGCTGGTGGTCCTTAAGCCCGGGCGCGAATCACTGCCGGTTTTTCATCACAGCAGGGTGCTGGTTGAGCCGGAACCGAAAAACATGCGGGCGCTGCCATCCGGAGCGGTTCCCACTGTTCGCCAGCCGCTGGTGGAGGATAAATCATTACTGCCGTTTTTCAGCAATGAGCGTGTGATTCGTGCTGTTGGTGGCGCTGGTGCACTGTCTGACTGGCTGTTGCGTCATGTCAAATCCTGCCAGTGGCCTCATGGTGACTATCATCACAGTGAAACCGTTATTCACCGTTATGGTACCGGCGCAATGGTGTTGTGCTGGCACTGCGACAACCAGCTGCGTGACCAGACATCCGAATCACTCGAGCAACTTGCTCATCAAAACCTGTCAGCATGGATGATTGACGTCATCGGTCACGCAATAAGCGGTACGCAGGAGCGTGAATTATCTCTGGCTGAATTATCCTGGTGGGCGGTCCGCAATCAGCTGGCGGACGCGCTACCGGAAGCGGTATTACGTCGTTCGCTGGGATTACCAGCGGAAAAAATCTGCTCGGTGTACCGCGAAAGCGACATCGTACCGGGAGAGCAGACCGCCACCAGCATACTGAAACAGCGCACAAAAAATCTTGCGCCGCTGCCTCACGCCCACCAGCAACAGAACCCACCACAGGAAAAGACGGTGGTCAGCATTGCCGTTGATCCTGAGTCTCCGGAATCTTTCATGAAACGACCTAAACGTCGCCGCTGGGTAAATGAGAAATACACACGCTGGGTAAAGACACAGCCGTGTGCGTGTTGTGGTAAGCCAGCGGACGATCCTCATCATCTGATTGGTCATGGTCAGGGTGGAATGGGAACAAAATCCCACGATATTTTCACGCTACCGCTGTGTCGGGAGCATCACAACGAGCTTCATGCGGATCCGCTGGCGTTCGAAGAAAAGCATGGTTCCCAGGTTGATTTAATTTTTCGTTTTCTTGATCACGCTTTTGCAACCGGCGTGCTCGGGTAAAAGAGGTTACTGATGCGTATAGAGTTTGTTTTGCCTTACCCGCCGACGGTGAACACCTACTGGCGACGTCGTGGCAGCACATATTTTGTATCAAAAGCCGGTGAGCGTTATCGCCGGGCTGTGGCGCTTATTGTTCGCCAGCAGCGGCTGAAATTAAGCCTGTCCGGACGGCTGGCAATAAAAATTATTGCAGAACCACCGGATAAGCGCCGCCGTGACCTGGACAACATTCTGAAAGCACCGCTGGATGCGCTGACGCATGCGGAAGTGCTCATTGATGACGAGCAGTTTGATGAAATCAATATTGTGCGCGGTCAGCCTGTGCCAGGTGGACGGCTGGGCGTGAAGATTTACGAAATCAGAGGTGGTAACGATGGCGCGTGATATCCAGATGGTTCTTGAGCGATGGGGGGCATGGGCAGCAAATAATCATGAAGATGTAACATGGCCCTCGATAGCTGCTGGTTTTAAAGGATTAATCCCGACTAAAGTGAAATCACGTCCTCAGTGTTCTGATGATGACGCCATGATAATTTGTGGTTGTATGGCACGATTAAACAAGAATAATCAGTATTTGCACGATTTGTTGGTGGATTATTACGTAGGTGGAATGACATTTATGGCTCTTGCACGTAAGCATAGATGTTCTGATGGGCTTATTGGTAAAAGGCTTTATAAAGCGGAAGGTATTATTGAAGGAATGCTTATGGCTCTGAATGTCCGGTTAGATATGGATATGCGGTAGGGATATATAGTGATGAGGGTTATGTTTTCTGCGTTTATAATTAACATGTTTATTTTTTTGATGGTCATGTATTGTGGAAGGTAGATAAAATGTTGCCTGGTGAATTGAAAATATTGATAATCAATCTTCATCATTAAATAAAAGGAGTGCTTATGTGGATTGTGTTAGTACTGTCACTGTCAACTCTCAGTTGGCATAAGGTAGTGGCTTTTTCATTGTTGACGGTGTCTGTTGTCCTGGCTGTGCTTAATGATATTATTGATTGGTCGGTGTTATTTTTTGTTGCTACAATCGTTTTTTTTATTATTTTGAAGTTCAACTGGAAATATAACGCCTGGGCTAAATCTATATATGAAGTTGGCATGGTTTTATCAGCCATAGCATTATCTTTCCATCTATGGCCAGGGTTTCACAATCCTGTAGTGCTAAATTCTGTTACTGTTGGCCCTCAAAGCACTCCCTATACAATGTATTTTAATTTTGATAAAGCGCTGGTGCCATTTTTGTTAGTCCTGTGTACATCTTCTTTGTTTAAAAAAGAAGTAAAATCAGAAGTGTCTTTGTGGAAGTGGGGGGCTCTGTCGCTCTCTGTTCCTCTTATCCTGTTTTTGGCTGTTTTTTTTGGTGGATTAAAGCCAGAGATTCATTTTCCTGAGTGGTTGCCAGAGTTTATATTGGCTAATTTGTTTTTTGTGTCTCTGGCAGAGGAATCATTATTTAGAGGGTATATTCAATCACGGCTATCAGAAGTAACGTCTCCATTGGTTGCATTAATTGTGGCGGCTTTGTTGTTTGGTTTTTTTCACTATTCAGGTGGTGCTTTACTTGTATTATTTGCCACGTTATCTGGTGTTGTGTATGGATTGTCATGGATGTGGAGTGGGCGTTTGTGGGTTGCCACCCTTTTCCATTTTGGTTTGAATCTGTGTCACTTGTTATTCTTTACCTATCCATTTTTAAAACATAATTGATTTTTTCTATGGTTTTAAATTTATAAGACTGAAAAATAGCAGGACGTGACATTTGCATGAAAAATATGCACGGCAAAGCATTTACGTACGTAAAAAATCAGGTATGCTGTTAAGAGTGGTTATTTCGCCGCATAGCTTGACCCCGCCTCTGAGCGGGTTTTTTGTGCCCGCAAAGTAGCGCAGTGCGTTAAATGTCGCTGGTGGTTATTAATACCGGTCTTTCAGCTTGCTGGCTTTTTCGACAAGAGTTATTGGTGTGTCACGTTAACCGGAAAAGGGAAAAAGACATGCTGAAACAGCAGGATATGACAGAAACCGCCAGAGTGGTGTTTAATGAATTAAGCGTCACCGAACCGGCGACAGTCGGGGAGATTGCGCAGAATACGTACCTTTCACGCGAACGCTGCCAGTTAATACTGACCCAGCTGGTTATGGCGGGTCTGGCAGACTATCAGTTTGGTTGTTACAGACGCCTTCAGTCCTGAAGGCTTTTTTATTTGTGGTAAATGGGCGGCTGGTGGGTGTTAGGGGCACCTGCCAGCCATCTGCTCATGCGTTGATGATAATTTACCTTTTGGGGCTATAATTGAACTAACCAATTGCTAATGAAAGTAAAATTATAATGGTTGTTGTCTGTTCAGTTATCATGGTTTGCTCCCCAATTAATATTTTTCTTGAAAAGGATACGTTGTCACTTAAGCCCGGCTCAGTCGTTCTGGCCACCAAATGCATCAGGGCGCTTTTCCTTATGCATTATGGCAAAGTTAAAATTTTCGATATAAACCATTCCATAGTAAGTCAATATCTGGAAATTCAGCATAAGCTGACAAGAACTCATCTGACTGACGTTCCGCTTTATCTGTCACTGGAACCCAACAACCCTGCGTTGGCTGAGGCTTTAATTACCAGCCAGAGATTTTCCGGAGATACCACGGATATGTTTCTTATGATGGTATGCCTGTCGCTGTTTGAATCAGATGAACGGATATTATTATTTTTAAGTGGATGTTTATCCAGTATAAGTGCCAAAGTCAGGGCGATAATTCAGACAGATATATCAGCAAGCTGGACGCTTGGTGCGATTGCGTTACGCCTGCATATGAGTGAGAGTTTGTTAAAGATAAAACTGAAAAATGAAGGGCACATGTTCAGTCGCTTGTTGCTGGAAGAGCGGATGCGTGTTGCTGTCAATATGTTATGTTCCCGGCATGGATATGGACAGGCTGTAGCAGAAAAATGCGGTTATTCAAGCTGGTCCTACTTTATTTCTGTATTTCACCGCTATTATGGCTTCCCGCCAGACAGATATGTATCCAGGCAAGGGCTTGATTATTGATTTTCATCTGATTATTATTTTTTGACCCGGCCCTTTAGCTCAGTGGTGAGAGCGAGCGACTCATAATCGCCAGGTCGCTGGTTCAAATCCAGCAAGGGCCACCATCACATACCGCCATTAGCTCATCAGGAAAGAGCGCCAGCTTTCGAAGCTGGTTGCGCGGAGTTCGGGTCCCCGAAGGCGGTCCATTATCTGTATCCTGCGTTGTTAGCTCAGCCGGACAGAGCAATTGCCTTCTAAGCAATCGGTCACTGGTTCGAATCCAGTACAACGCGCCACACTTATTTTCCCTGGCTCGCTTTTGCGGGCCTTTTTTTTAAATGTCTCACAATTCAGGCGGTTGACTGTTGTCTGGTTTGCGGGGAGTTTGTTAAAAGAAACTGGCATGGTGAATCCCCCTGTGCGGAGGGGCAATCAGCGAGTAGGTATATGGGATAATCGCGGATTCAGGTGCTGGTACTGAATTCACCGGGAGGCACCCGGCACCATGCAATGGCACATAGCGCCACTCTCCAGCCCCTCTCCGGAGGGGCTTTCTTATGGACAAAAAAAAGCCCGCGCAGGGAGACGCGGGCGGCAAGGAATAAACAACAAAACGTGAAGTAATATTTCAGCTGGCGAATAATATCCGACAGTAATCACTCTGCGCAATAGCGCGGCCTTTTTCGTATTGCGGGCTGTTGTCTCTCTTCTGCCATTGTCCTGTAACTTCCGGACTTCAGCCCGCTCCTCATTTTACTCACAATATTATCCCGGCCGGGAGGATTCATGGCATTTAAACACTATGATGTTGTCAGGGCGGCGTCGCCGTCAGACCTTGCGGAAAAGCTGACACACAAACTGAAAGAGGGCTGGCAGCCATACGGCGGACCGGTTGCCATTACGCCGTACACACTGATGCAGGCGGTGGCTATTGAAGGAGATCCACAGGACGGCCCTTCATCTGAGCCGGACTGGTTCTACGTGGTTGTGCTTGCCGGACAGTCCAACGGCATGGCCTACGGTGAAGGGCTTCCGTTACCGGATTCTTACGATGCTCCGGATCCGCGCATTAAACAGCTGGCGCGCCGCAGCACGGTAACTCCGGGTGGAGAGAGTTGTACGTATAACGACATCATCCCGGCTGACCACTGCCTGCATGATGTGCAGGATATGAGTACGCTGAATCATCCGAAGGCAGACCTGAGCAAAGGGCAGTACGGCTGTGTCGGCCAGGGCTTACATATTGCCAAAAAACTGCTTCCGTATATCCCGAATAACGCGGGGATCCTGCTGGTACCATGCTGTCGTGGTGGTTCTGCATTCACCCAGGGCGCTGAGGGGACATTCAGTGCGGACACGGGGGCCAGCCAGGATTCGGCACGCTGGGGTGTGGGTAAACCGTTATATCAGGACCTGATTGCGCGCACTAAAGCTGCATTACAGAAGAACCCGAAAAATGTGTTGCTGGCGGTGTGCTGGATGCAGGGAGAGTTTGACATGAGCGCCGCCACCCACGCACAGCAACCTGCGCTGTTTACAGCCATGCTGACACAGTTTCGTGCTGACCTCTCCGTGTTTAACGCGCAGTGCCATGGTGGCAGTGCTGCAGATGTGCCGTGGATTTGTGGTGACACGACGTATTACTGGAAAAATACATACGCTACCCAGTACGACACCGTGTACGGCGGGTATAAAAACAGGGAGAGTGAGGGCGTTTATTTTGTGCCCTTCATGACAGACGGTAACGGCGTCAATACCGCCACTAACGCGCCGGCAGAAGATCCGGATATTCCGGCATCAGGATATTACGGTGCGGCATCGAGAACGAATGGAAACCAGGTATCATCAAACCGCCCGACACATTTCAGTTCATGGGCGCGCAGGAGCATTATTCCGGATCGTCTGGCAACCGCTATTCTGAACGCAGCCGGGCGCACCTCAGCCTTCATCAGTGGTAAGGCACCGGAAATTAAACCCTCGCCCGGCGGCAACACGCCATCGGGTCCGTCTGCAGATACGTCCGTTCGCACAATCTCCCTGCTGCCGGCAGCCGGAGAGGCTGCTGCGCAGGGCTGGAGCATTAAGGATGGCGGAATTCAGTTGTCAGATGGTGTATTTAAGATCACCAAGCAGAGCA